ACATGCTGACGGTGGACCTTGCCGCGATGCCGCTGATGTGGCGCATCCCGGAGGGGCCGGAACCCACCCAGGACCTGATCATCTGGGACTCCGAGGTCACGACCCCGAACATCCAGTATCACTGGATCGAGGAATATGAGCGTTGGACTTCGGCCACGATCATCGCGCCGGGTGCAGGTGTCGCTCGTTACCTCAACGGAGGCGCTTGGGTAGATTCGAGTGGCTGGATAACTCCGTAAGAGCAGTAACTGGAGGTGAGCAGCCATGCCGGAGAGTCAGACCTATGGAATTTGCACCGCCGCAGTGATAGCCGCTGATAGTGTAGCGGATGTATTCCCTATCACTTCCAGCCAAAAGCTGTATCGGCTGGATGGGTGGTCGCAGATTACCTTTCTGGTGGACGCAGACGTCGGTGCGGGCGTTGAGTCCGTGGTGTTCGATGTCGAGGTGGCTATTGATAGAGACGGGGACTGGTTTTCCGTTCCCGTCCACGACCTGACCAGCGCCGCTGCCAAGGACGTTCAGGCAGCGAGCGTGACTATCACTGCCGATGCACAGGCGGCGCTGTTTGCGCTGCTGGATTCGGTGCCATTTGTGAGGGTCAATGTCACCAACAACGGAGCAAATCCGGCGACCGTCACCGTATGGGCGGTCGTCGTTTGACGTATACTGAGTCAAAACTGAGGAGGCGTGCATAATGGATGTAGCAAATGTGAGAACTGCAATAATGCCATCTGGTGAAGAGACGCCGGAGCCGGATGTCTATGAAGCGATAGTGCAGGGGCACAATGTGAGCAAGGCGGATGCGCTGAACCATCTGAAGGCGCTGGAGAAGCGGAAGAATCGGCGCGTCGCGGCGACGAAAGACCCCGAGGAGCAGCGGAGTGCGCGGATCACCGCCGAGGCGTGCAGTTCGCTGGTCAGCAGCATCAGCGCCCGGAAGGACCTGGAGAGCAAGCCCGTGGACGTAGACGTGGAACTGGCCGCACTCATTGACGATGGGCACGCGAAGCAGGCGGCACTGCTGGACTCATAGGTGGAATAGCCGATGGCATACATAGACTGGAGCGAAGCCAAGGAGTACCTTGACGAGGACGCCGTGGAATTGTCGGGCGGCGAAATTGACTTTGTGCGCATGACTGAGTTCATCTCGCGGGTCGAGGCGCAACTTGACAATCGGCTGAAGCGGTACATGACGGTGCCGGTGGATGAAACGCTGTCGCCGGATGTGTTTGCGCAGGTGAAGGACGTGTGCGCGATGCAGTCGGCGGCGATGTACCTGCGCTGGGCGTATTCGGCGGAGGGGAATGACGAGAGTACCTGGTGGGCCGGCGAACTCGACCGGATGGCGGAGATACAGATAACAGCCCTGACGACGGGGCGCAGTGCGCCGACAGACGCGGAGGATGCGACTAGCCCGCTGCAGTACGTGCCGACGGATGGCAAGGCGCAGAGTTCTACGGCGCCGGATGCTCTCTTCACTCGGAGCCAGGTGCCAGGCGGAAGCGAGGCGTGGTGATGATGCGCGGGCGACTGAGAATACCGAGGGCGGCAATAGCACAGCGGGCATTTGCGCAGTACGCGCAACAGCTAAATGCGCGGCTGGCTGACTTGCGCCCGGCATGGGATGCGGTGCGGGCAATCATCTTCGCTTCGACTGCCGACCGCTTCGAGAAGGAAGGGCGCAGAGGCGGCTTCCGCAAGTGGCGGGCGCTGTCAAATACGCCCAACCAATGGTGTGATTGGATGGGCTACAAGGACTGGAAGATGTTGCACTTCCCCGGCAAGCCGATACTGCAACTGACGGGGAGGCTGCGCGACCAACTGACGGGGATTTCGGGCGACCACTTCGAGTGGCGCGAACGCAGCTTTATGATGATCGGCTCCAACTACCCGGTGGACAGCGGTGAGGGCCACGACCTGGGCGGAATACATGCGGTAGGACGCAGGTTCCCGCCGATGCCAGCACGTTCACCCTTTGGCATCACAATAACCGACGAGAAGAACATTGTTGACGCGATTGTTGACTACGTGACGGGGACTTCGACGAGTGGCGCAACGCAGTACCCGATGCCTGAATTGCCGTCCGGCTCAGTCTGGTCTGGGGACTAATCATGTCAGTCAGCAACACCATAGCGGATGCGCTGAAGGACACCCTCGATACGGAGTGGAAGAATTACTCCGACGAGGAGCGGCCACGCTTCTACTCGTCGCCGGAGGAGATCGGTAGCCCGCAATGCCCTGCGCTGCTCATCTTCGACAGCGGCTCCACCACTGAGTTTGAGACCATGCGGGGCACGAACGATGCGGGAGAGCCGCTTGCAGGATGGGTCTCCGAGGATTACGCCTTTGACATGATGGTCTATATCAAGGGACGCAAGAAAGCCGACACGCTGACGAATATGAATGACTACCGGGGGGCTATCAAGGCCCTCTTTCAGGACAAGTTTGACCTCGGGGGGATAGCGGTGAGTGTGAAAGTGCGGAGTGATGAGCCGTCTATGCCCTGGGGCAGTGACTCGGCGATGATGCGGGCGGGTATCGTGCGCATCACGGTCAACGCCTACTCGCTGCAGGGCACGGCAACATTGATTGGAACCGGATAGGAGTGAAGTGAGATGGCTAAACGCTCAGGACATTTGCGATACTTGAACGATCCTGCGGACACATCGAAGCCAGCAGCAAGGTCGTCGGAGGGTGCTGCTGCAATCGCAGCGAAGGCAGCGAAAGCGGCGAATGTAGCCAAGGCCGCGAAGGTGACCGCAGCATCTAAGGCAGCCGAGGAAGCCAATGCCGCAGAACCCGCGAAGAAAGACGGTGAGTAACGATGGCCCAGATTGACGACTACACCGCAATGTATAGCTGGGACCTCATGGCGGGGGTGTTGCAGGCGTGCGTTGACGATGGCGCCAAGTTCAGCACGACCGCTGACTGGAGTACGCAGATCATGCGGTCGGCGGATACCACGCTTGCCGCAGAGGGCTCGCTGACACGGCTCACGGATATGCAGAGCGCGCTGAAGCATACCTCGTCGGCGGCGATCAACAACGCCTTCTTCACCGAGTTCGCCGGCCTGATGTCCAGTATCCAGAAATGGTATATCAGTGGCACGGGCACGGGGCAGGGGTCATTCGCCAGCATGAGCGCGATGTTCGCCGACCGGCACTACCGCGTCCCATTCAACCTGAGTGACGCCTGGCTGCGGGCGCAGGGCACGAGCCTGAGCAGCACGTATCTGTCTTGTGTGGCGGAGGTGATCCTGTGTACGGCGACAATGGCGGGTGCGCCGACTTACGTGTACACCGCCGTGCTCGACACGGATATGAGCTTCGCGCCGCTGGTGGTAGAGGCCGGCTCTCTGATTGGTGTCGCCGACCTGAATCTGGCGTACACCGCGACCTACTCGGATGATACGACGGGTTCCGAGACGGAAGTGATACCCAGCGGCACCGCCGACGAAGCGCAGATACTGATTGCCAGTAACGACGTGACCGGTGACGGGGTAACGAGTGGGAATGACACGGTGCCGATGGGTGCGACGGCGGGGATGGTAGCCGGGCAGCACGTGCTGATACAAGACCGCACGTGGCCGGTGGCGATGACTGCGGACTGCGATGGGGCAGCCTCATTCACCGCAGAGGACACGCTCCCGTTCATACCTGGCGATATAGTCTATTTGCACGACGATGACACCGCCAATGAAGAGGCGACCATCGAGAATATCAACCACGAGAGCAAGACGATCACGTTGACGGCGGCGTGCGCGGGGACGTTCACGACGGCACAGAACGCCTTCATGCGGCTCAAGACAGCCGACGGGTATGGCTGGGCGGAGATTCTGGCAATCGGGACGGTCAACGCGAACGTGAGCCTCGTGTTGGATGATGACCTGAACCATACCTACAGCGACCAGGCGTTTGTGCAGCGGGTCATCAAGAGCGTTGCCAGCGTCGTGCTGACGAATGGCACGAATGGAGACATCGCGAAAATCACGGCGATACCAGACCGCCCAGGCTATGCCACACTGAATGCCTGAGCATTTTGACAGGAGGGGCTTCACATGGCGGACGCATTCATTCCGCACAAGTATTGTAACGTCACCGTGGCGCTGCAAAGCGTGAAGGACACAGACGATGGCACCGCGTACAAGCTGCCGCTGCCTGAGGGCACGGACCTGACGAACAACAAGAATTACACGTTCTTCCAGTACAGCGGCGGTCACTACGGGTTGACGCACTACGAGACCGGCGGCGAGTACATGGAGGGGACGCTGCGGATTCCTTGCATTCCGGGCTATGTCGCGGTGAGCGACTTCAACACCTGGATATGGGGCCGCACCGGCGACTACCACGAGAGCCGCTGGGCGACGATCACTCGCGACCTCGGCCACACGAAGGAGACGTACCTGAACTGCAAGGTCATGGGCGGGACAGTTGCTGTGGATTACGGCAGCAACTATGTCTCGCTTGACCTGAATATCGCGGGTATCAAAGAGCCGACGGCGGCTTCCGTGGACGGGGATGAGTCATTGTTCACCGTGCGGCCATATCGCTATAGTGAGGCGGGGCTGCAGACTGCCGAGGGCGGCTCTTACGGGATTCCCGGCGCAGTCCTGGCCGCGAGTAACATCACGCGGAACCATTCCCTTGAGTTCAGCAACATGAACGAGGCCCCCGGTGATATGGGGACCATCAACGGCACGACCTATCCATACGACCTGCCCGCGGCAGCAAAGGCACAGTGGACGGGTAGCTTCGACCGCATCTCCGCCAACAGCGACCTCTA